GCCCTCCAACTCCTGAGCCGCCGCTACAACCGCGCCACCATGTGGGACCAGCTGGAGCAGCAAGCCCAGGCCCACCAAGTAACCCGAACGGTCAAGAGAAAACGCGGAACCTGGCTTCAATAGCCTGACGCCATGGCCTTCACTTCTCAGCAGCTCGCCGACCTTGACGCTGCCATTGCGGACGGCGTGCTTGTGGTCCAGGCCAACGGCCGGCGGACAGAGTATCGAAGCCTTGCGGAAATGATCCAGTTGCGGAATCTGATGGCCGCCGAGTTATCCCCATCGGACACCGCGCCGCGGCTCCGGCGCTATCACAGTTTCCGGAGGGATTGATGGGAAAGAGGAGATCGCGCCAACAGCTGGAGGACGCGCTGGCAGAGGCTCAGCTGCAGATCGCCCGTAACCACCTGCGAGCGTTTGAGGCTGCCAAGCAGAGCCGGCGGACAGAGAACTGGTACACCACCAACGGCGGGCCAAACGCTGACCTACGGGTGGCGATGAGCACCCTGATCAGGCGCCATCAGGATCTGGTCGATAACGACCCCTGGGCCGGCCGAGCCATTCAGGTGATCCAGGGCAACTGGATCGGTGACGGCATCGTGGGCGCTCCCGGCCCCGGCGGCACAAGGCGCTACGGCAACCTGTGGCAGGAGTGGTCGGATTCCACGGCCTGCGACTTCTATGGCCGGCTGAACTTCTACGGCCTGCAGGAGCTGGCGGCCCGCACCACCGCCGTGCGCGGTTCGGTGCTGGTGCGCCGGCGGTTTGAGCCGTCGCTCATGGATCAGGGCCTGCCGCCGCTGCAGCTGCAGGTGCTGGAGCCGGACTGGCTCGACACCGACAAGGACGAGGGCCGGCGCATCATTGGCGGCAAGCAGTTTGATGACCAAGGCCGCCTTCAGGGCTTCTGGCTGCGCCATCACCACCCAGGGGAGCGTGAATACAGCGGCGTGCGCATTCAAAGTTCCTTCGTGCCGACAGAGGAGGTGATCCACCACTACGAGGTGCGCCGGCCCGGCCAATATTCCGGCGTGCCGTGGGGTGCTTCGGTGCTGCTGCGGCTGCGTGACATGGCGGACCGCGACAGCGCGCAGCTGCTCAAAGACAAGCTAGCGGCCTGCTACACGGCGTTCGTCACAGAGCTGGAGACGCCAGACAGCCTCTCTATCACGGCCGATGAAATCATCGACACCCTGGAGCCGGGCGCGGTGGAGATCCTGCCGCCGGGACGTGACATCCGGTTCGCGCAGCCACCGACGAGCGGCGACTACACGGCGACCCAGCTGCATCACCTGCACGCGGTAGCAGTTGGCTACGGCATCAGCTTCGAGAGCCTCACGGGCATCCTTTCGGAGGTCAACTTCTCCAGCGCCCGGATGGGCTGGCTTGAGTTCAACCGCAACATCGCCCGGTGGCGCTGGAACATCACCGTCCCGCAGCTGCTGGATCCAGTACATGGCTGGTTCCGGGAGATGAGCCAGATAATGCTGGGCGTGCGGGGCCCGGCCCGGATGGTCTGGACGCCACCGCGGCGGGAGATGGTCAACCCGAAAGAAGAGATTGGGTGGCTGAAAGATGCGATCCGCGCCGGCTTCATGAGCCTGTCGGAGGTTCAGAAATCCTTTGGGTTCGTACCGCTGGAGCTGCTGGATGAGCTGAAGGTTGATATGGAAGCGGCCCGGAGTCGCGGCCTGGTTCTGGATGTTGACCCGTCGCAAGATGCGCAGCGGGCAAATATCCAGGCAGCACAGGCTCCATAGCCTGTCGGCATGGAACACCATGCCACCACTGATACGGCAGAAGGGCGCGACCTGCAAAGGATGGCGCTAGCTGCTCCTACAACCTGGAACGAGGAACAACGTACCGCCTCAGTTGTTATCTCAACTGATGCAGACGTGGGGGATGGTGTTCAACTCGTCCATTCCAAGGACGCTATTCGGTGGCCACAGCGACCGATCCCGGCAGTCCTGGATCACCGCCGCGCGTCTGAGTACGTGTGGGGCGTGGTCGAGTCCATGCAACTGGAGCGCGTCGATGGGCGCAATGCTCTGGTGGGTGTGGTTCGGCTGGACGGATCGCCTGCTGCCATGGAGCAGGCAGAGCCGCGGCTGCGGAATGGATCGGCGCGCTTCTCTGTAGGCGCTCGGATCTATCAAGTAGGGCCGCCGGCCCCCGGTACATCGCTCGATCGCGCGATCGACTGGGAGATAGCCGAGCTGAGCCTGGTTGTAACCGGGCAGGACTCAAAATCCGTCATGCGAGGCGAAAGCGATCAGTCCACTATCCCGGATTCCTCAATGTCCGACCAAACCCTGGAACAGGCCGGAGGGGATCCGGCACCCGTGATCGAAGCTGCTGCCACTGAGGTGGCGCGCTCCGTCGCGGTTCAACCCCAGCCACAGACCGCTGACCTTGAGCGCACTGTCGCCGACCTCAAGCGCGAGCGCGACATCACCCGTTCCTGCGCCGCTGCAAAGCTGAGCGCTAAGGAGACTCAGGAATTCATTGACTCCGGCAAGACGCACGACGAGGTGGTGCGCGGCATCTTCGAGATCATGTACGCCAACCAGAGCACTTCGAACGCCGGCCACCCTGTCGCCGCTCCGGTGGTGACCCGCGACGCTGGCGACACCCTGATGCGTGGCATCGGTGACGCTCTGATGAGCCGCATCGCTCCCGGCTCTGAGGTAACCGACCTGGGCCGGCAGTATCGCGGCTACACGCTGCTTGAGTACGCGCGGATGCTCCTTGAGAGCCGCGGCGTCGATACCCGTGGCATCAGCAAGTCTGAGTTGGTCCAGCGGGGTTTTCATTCCACGAGTGATTTCCCCCTGCTGTTCAGCAACCTGGCCAGCAAGTCCCTGGACGCTGCCTACCAAGAAGAACCCCACACCTGGAAACCGCTGGCCCGCCAGCAGAATCTGCCCGACTTCAAGCTCAGCAGTGACCTGGTGATCGCTGGCGACCTCCGCCCTTCGGCTCTGCTCGAGGGTGGTGAGTACAAAGCTGGCACCCTCTCTGAGGCTCAGCATCAATGGAAACTCGCTACATACGCTCGGAAAATTACACTGACTCGCCAAGCGATAATTAACGACGATCTGAGCGCCATGGAGCGCATCCCTGAGATCCTCGGCCGCGGCTTCCGTCGTCTTGAGTCCGATCTCGTGTGGGCTCTGATCACCGGCAACGCCACCACCTCTGTGGACGGCCTGCCCCTGTTCGCTGCTGGCCACAACAACACCGGCACCGGCCCCGTCGGCATCACCGGCATGAATGCAGGCAAGAAGGCCATGCGCAAGCAAGCCGACATTGCCGGCAACACGGTCAACCTGACCCCCAATTACATGGTGGTCCCGTCGGACCTTGAGGGAACCGCCCTGCAGTTCCTCTATCCGACCGGCTACAGCCCGACCGCGCTCAGCGGCAACGCTGGTCCCAACGTCTACGCCGGCGCTGTGCAACTGATCGTCGAGCCTCGCCTCGATGGCTCCGCCACCCAGTGGTATCTGGCGGCAACCCCTGGCCAGGTGGAAGGCATCGTCTACGGCTACCTGGCCGGCGAGGAAGGCCCCACGATCGTCACGAATGAGAAGCGCGATCCCGACGGCGTTGAGCTGCTGGCCCGCTTCGACTTCGGCTGCGCCGTGAAGGATTTCCGAGCCTTCTACCGCTCGTCTGGCGTCTGATCAATCCCCTGACCCCTTGAGGAATCTTCCATGAAAAACTACGTCCAACACGGTGAGAGGCTTGATCTCGCCGCCCCCTACGCCGTCACCTCTGGCCAGGGAGCTCTGATCGGCGCCATCTTTGGCGTCGCCGTGACCGACCTCGCCAACGGTGCCACCGGCGCCTTCACGGTTGAGGGTGCATTCACTCTCACCAAGGCCACCGGCGCGAGCACCGGCGGCGCACAGGGCGCCCGCGCCTACTGGAACAACACCAACAAGAACGTAACCGCTGTCTCCAGTGGCAACACCCTGATTGGTGTGTTCCTGGCCACCTGCGCAGACGGTGACGCCACTGCCGTAGTTCGCCTGAACGGCAGCTTCTGATGAGCTGGACCACCCGGCACGCACGGCTCGGCAGGGTGGTCAACCAGCACCTGGGCGGCGTCAGCGTCACTGCTGGCGCCGTTTCTGGTGATGCTCTGCTGGAGCAGAACGCTGAGATGGTCATTGATGGCCAGGTTTTGAGCGTTGAATACCTGCTCACCAATGCCCTCGCTGCCACCTTCGGCGAGCTGGAGCGGGGTGAATATCTGATCGTCGGCGGCAGTGTCTATCAGGTGCGTCACGCACCAAGCCCTGTCGGCGATGGCCTCTTCTGCGTGGTGCCGCTGCAGAAGCCGGAGCAGCAGCTACTGGAGGTGGTGAACGGCGCTGCTGTGACCCTGCCTGCCGGCACGCCGGTGGTGGACGCGGGGAATGGCTCGGTGGTGGCTGCGACCAACGGCGGCCAGAGCGTTGCGGGCCTGATGGCTGAAACAGTTGCCAGCGGCGCAAGCGGCTCGCTTCTCATCGGCGGCGTGGTGGAGATGACCACCACCGGATGGGCTGTCGGGACGCTGCTGTATGTCAGCGCCGGGGGATTGTCGCCGGTGGTCAGTGGCGCCGCGGTGGCCCGTGTTGTTACTGATGGCGCAGTCCTTAGGCTGTAGAAAATAGG